AGTTTGGCGAGAGCCTTGGGCGGATTGTTGGTGCTAACAACATCAGAGGATCAGCGTGATATGGCTTTAGGCACTACGATCAGCCAATTATGTGATACGTTCACTGATTTTTTACATATGGAGATGAATGATGGGAAGGTTGAGTGATAAAGCGATTGAGGCTATGGAAACGCCTATTATGATTCCATGCCCCGATTGCTTTGGCGATGGTACGATTGAGGTGGAATACCCTAGGTATCGTGGGCCGTCCCGTGACGTTGGCGTGATTGATGTTGAGACTGAGACATGTGAAACGTGCAGCGGTGACGGTGAAATGGAGCGTTTGTGCGATTGCGGCGAAGTTGTGACCCTTGGAATGGGTCACAATGCCGAACAATGTGAGGAGTGTGCGAATGCATAGGAATGTTTACCCGAACACGCGCAAGGCTATGGATCAGTCTTTAGCTTTGTTGTGTGACGCGGCAAAGGATTCATTAAAGTATTATGCTAATCATTACCCGAACAATTCCGAGGTTGCATTGATGAAGGGCGACATGAATAGCTTTGAACGTGAGTTGCGCCGATGCATTGATAACCATGTTATCATGATGTGGAGAAATGAGTGGTTTGAGGAGAAGAATTTATGACTTATGAAGAAAATAAAATGTGCATGAAATACACGTTGGAGCGTCTTGGCGATATCAAGACGCAAACTGATTTGGACGAGTTCAAGGACGAGATTCGGAATGATCTGGAGGTTAACAGTCAATGGCGTTCAGTTAACGATTATAACCCGAACATTTCTGAAGTTATTGAGCCAGATGACTTTGATGTGTATCGTGCAATTGATGAAGTAAAACGAAATTACATTGAGAGAGCATTGACCCGATCAAAGAACATTGGCGAGGCTTCAAAGATGTTAGGTGTTCGTAATTACCAGACCTTGCAGAATTGGATGGTAAAGTTAGGAGTGGACTATTGATTTATTATTTCACTGCGCTTGTTATTACTTATAGCATGGATTCTGAGAGGATTACGACTTCATACATTTTGTACGATAAGAAGCGGCATTGCCAAGAGGCTTTGCAGGGTCTTGCCGACCCGATTTATAATCAGATTTATGAGTTATATGAGGGCACAATGATGCAATGCGTTGTGTCCGATAAAGTTTCATATGTGTTAAAGCCGAAGTTGAGGCCCGAAAATGGATGATAGATTAGCAATTGTGAGCGATGAAATTAAGCGTTTGCAGCGTGAGTATGACGATGCTGAATGGGAAGGCGATCCGAGGTCAACAGAGTTGGCAAAGGAGTTGAATTATTATAATAAACTGCACGAACAGGGTGTTGTTTTTGAGCCTAAGTTTTAGTAAAAAACTGGGGGGGTGTTAAATATTGCGTTGTATTTCGAAACCATAACGCCGCCCCCACGAATTATTTATTTTTTTTCTGTGGTAAATCCCACGCTCTGATGTCGCTCATAACCTGACTTACATTTACGTCTAAATAATGCGCAATGCGTTCAATTGTAATTTCATCATTTAGCATTCTATTGACTTGTTTAGCCCGAACAGATGCACGTTTGGGCCATTTGTATTCGTTTTGATCATTTATTTTTGTAGGTGTTTTTGGTTCTCGCGGTTTAACGACTTCTTTTGGTTCGTCTTGTTTGTTGTTCCATCCCTCTTGCTTTCGTGTCATTTCCAACATTCTAGCTATTTCGGATTCTGTTGGCGGTCTTTTGTATAGCTTTGTAAATGAATCTAAGATGTTAACCATCGTTTTGCCTTTTTACTGCTCGTTCTAACATTTCTAACAAAGCGAACATTTCTTCGCCTTGCTGCGTTCCATGAGGAAATCCCATGCGCTTACCATCGTAAATAAGAACATGAGCCTTTCTTTTTAGAGTTTTTATTATAGTGTCAATGGATTTTATGTCCATTTGGCTTCGCCCTTGAGAACAACCGCAGGCCCGACGATACCAGTTCCGCATAGCTCTGTAGCTTCTTCGTTAAATGGCAGACCTTCGATCAAGCCTTCTTCGTTCACAAGGATTTGCCAATCGGGTTTTGTTGGTGATCGAACCATTTCGACCAATCCCCCGACGATCTGCTGCGCTTCTTCAAGCGTTGGTTGTCTTTCTTCAAATACCGTAATCATAGCTTCTCCTTTTCCTAGATTAACTTGGGATAATTACCACACTATCCCATGTTAGTCAAGCATATCTTCCTCTTGATTAAGAGTTCCGCCGACTACTCCGAGCCACTTGCGTGGGCCGCTTCTGGTTCGCTTGAACTGATCAATACGATTATCATTTTGCAGTGTCGTAACTGCTTTTTTAATTGTGCTTTCACCCACAGTTTTAAGATTAGCTGCATTCATATCGTCATGTGGTGCGGTCTTGATTGCTTCCCAAATGCCATCATGCTGACCGCCTTTGGTGACAGGAATGCCCCGCGCTTCACGATCTGCGATAAGATTATAGACATATTCATGTCGATCCCGAACGACTTGTGACATTACGAGATTACGGATGTCTTGACTACGATCTTCCAGCAATCCTGTGTCTTGATTCCGAACAAAGTGTCGAATGTCACGACTGGCAGGGCCGTTGGCTTTTACGACTGCGCCATCAAACACTGCGTTGCGTGTGAACGGTACATTCATATCTTTGCAGCGTGACCGCGCTGTGGCCTCATCGACTTGCCAGACAGCGAACGCTGCACGAACGCCATCAACGATAGCTGATGTGCCTCGAATCAGGTTCCGCGCTTCTTCTGGCGTTGTGATCGGCTCTTTGTCTCTGATCTTTGCCATGTGGTGGTTGACGATTACAGTTGCGCCAGTTTCGGTTGCGATTTGAGCCAACAGACCCATGAAAGCTGCACCTGCTGCGGGATCGGCGTTTACATCTGCGTGAACAAATGATGCCATCGGGTCAACAATGACCAGTGCGAGGTCTTCGATTTCGAGCATCTCTTCATAAATCTTTTCAAACTCTGGAGATGTTGCGTAGGTGTTGTCCACTTTCATCATAATTGGGAACACTCCGCCTTCGTTTGGTAGCGGAACAACGATAAGGTCATGCTCATAAGCCGAACGTTTGTTCAGGGGATCTAGCCTGCTGACCCGGCGATGTAGCTCGTCACGGTCATCTTCTGCTGAAAGAATGATAGCTGTGCCATGATGCGCGACCAACCCACCGAATGCATTCTGCATACCTTCGCCAGAAGCGACCTTCATTGCGAGATCTAACGTCATCATGCCTTTACCGCTGTCACCTGCTGCTGCGAACACGACTGGTACGCCGAGTGGAATGGTATCACCGATTAAGAACTTCTGGTCTGGTGCGCGACCTTGAAACTGCGCACTGGCAAGTAGACTAGGATTTTTGAGCGATAGAGCCTTTTTAACCTTATGCACTGGAGCATTCAGGAACTTGGCAATGTCGAAACCTTCGTCAATTGCGTCCGCTGCGTCCCACTTTTTAGGTTTACCCTTTGGCGGCACTAGCATCGTAATTGATTTTGCACCTGCGTTTTGGGCTAACTCTTGAATAATCTTTGCCAGTTTCAGACCCGCTTCGTCATTGTCAGGCCAGATGATTAACTCTTTGCCCTGCAATGGAGAGAAGTCGAACTTATCTTTCGTTTTCTGGGAAAGCATTCCTGCACCACCAATGGTGCATGTTGCTGTGTATCCCATCTTTGTAAGTTCATCTGCGCATTTTTCACCCTCTACCCAAATAATGCGACCTGATTGCGCGATGTCAGGCAGATTATAAAGAGGGCGCGTTTCAGGCAGACGAGGGAACTGGCGAAACTCTTTCTTAGCGTTGCCGTCACTGTCCCGAACAATTTCCCCTGCTGGGGTGCGTTCAATGTATCTGCGCACTGTGACGAGGATTTCGCCATCTCCCGATAGGTATAAGTATTCGCCATCGTGCGGTGTGTTTACATCAATTACCCGGCGCTGCTTAACTTGTTCGGGTTGTACAGGATTTTGTACCGGGAACTGCTGGGCGAGACTTGGGTTAATAGGATTCATAGGTGGCTCTGGTCGGTCTTGCTTTAGATAAGACGCGAAATGTTCTGCTACATCTGGAACCTTCCAGTTATTGGCCCTCATTAATATTTTTGTAATTCCACCAATACCTTCGCCCGTATTGAAGTCCATGCCACGCATGAAGTTTGGACTCATTGGATCAATTTCGATCTTTAATGATTGCCCTGCTTCGCCATCCAGTGAGCCTAAATAGAACTCATTTCGGATTACTTTACCGTTTGGAAATGCATTTTTTAACGCTTCGATTTGCACATATGACGGAACCCTTTCCGAAATCTCTGCGACTAAATCTTTTCCGTTACTACCATATCCTGTGTTGCCAACTACCCTTAATGACATTATATTGTCCTCATACCCATAAATACTTCTCTAGGGGGCTAGTTCTAGGACTGGCCCCTTCTTTTTTATTCACCTTTCCAGCAAGTCTCCCGATACTCGCAGAACTTACAAAGAAAGAAGTCTTTGCTTTGTGCTACTCTTGGCAAGATGTCACCTGCTTTGGAAGCCGTCAAGATATTTACGGCCTTATCGCTTGCCTTCTGAGCCAACTCCTTATCATAAGGCACTAGCTCGTAATAAACTTCTGATGTGTTTTTATTCACAACAGTAAACAGCGCAGGGTGTTTAGTTAACTCCATATATGTTTGATAGAGTGCGATCTGCGTTGCATAAGTTATGTTTGCCTTCGCTACGCCATGTCGAACAAAAGACTGAAACTTTTTGTCGTTGGCGGATTTGTTTTCCCATAACGATGGGTATCCCATTTCCACGGGGCCATCGCATATTACGCCGTCGATGTGACCTTTGATTTGATCATCAGCGATAGAGAAGCCAAATTGTTCGCCTTGCTTGTCTTCTGTGCGCAGGTCAAAGCCAGCGTCCCTGATCCATTTTGCTGCGTAGTCTTCAATCTCGTGACCGAACTGAAAGATGCGTAACGTTCGTGCGCTAAACTCTGACCCCTCATCTTGTGGGTAATTCATAAAACGATACTGTATCTTGCGACTACATTCGTCACCGACACTAGATGCGCCAAGATACTTTCGACGTTCGCGCTTTGATTCGTTACGCAAGATGCCATCGTCCACCGCTGCCTTGATAGCTTCTGCTGTAGGATCAGAAGGGGATGCTTGTAGATGGGAAGCTGCCCGTTGACTTAAAGTACTTTTGTTCAA